TATGCTTTGTGCAACCCCACACCGCCAAGTTCGCTGTAAATTCTGCACCTGAAACCATGTAAGACGGTCTAATAGATGCTCAGGGGCTTTTCATGACAGCCCGAATAATCTATTCATGCTGGCAGGCACAATTTATCCCTCGATTGTGCGGCTGCCAGCAACCCCTAATCGAATAGAATCTCCAGCAGCACCAGCAAGGCAAGCACAAAGCATAGGGTAATCATGGCAAATCCTGCTTGTAGTCGGTTAGATAATACTTCCCCCGCCAATAGTGCATAGTTATAGTGCATCCCGAATCATATCCTACAGTTTTTACTCCGAATAACTTGGCAAGAAAAATAGTCAACTTGCTTGCTCTGAGTGTATTGAGGGCAAAAATAATATGGATAGGAGTGCTCATGGTTTAACCCTTTCATCCGGCACAAGTGGCAATCCATACCGCTTGGCATGATTGCGTAGCGCAACACTGATCCATGCCTGAGAAACCCCAAAGTGTACCTGGGCCTCTTTGCGGGTATGTTTAAAACCACCTATTGACCCGGTGCAATAGGCGTAGATAAGGGAGCTTTGAGTTGGGCGGATCATTGGGTAGCCTTTGCTTTAAGGATTGTTTCGCCTGCTAAATTCTGAATAAACCGGAAAGCTTGCTCAAATGTCCAGTCATACCCTATAGACTGAGCGCGTATAGTATGCAAAGCCTCCAGCAATTCCGCATTGATAGCCTTGAGACTGTCCAGTTTAACTTGTAATTCCTCTTCCCTTGAAAATACGCCGGATAGCAAGGTATTTTTTTGCTCCAGTTTGGCAATACATTGCTGCTGTTCGTAAATAAGAGCGTTAAGACTTTTTTCTTTTGCCATTGTCAAGATAGAAAGCTGTTCAAAGAGGCTTTTATAATATCCTATATCTCTACATGCCTCGCATTGTGTTTTACCGCTCGCGTCAATAATCCATCCATGCTGGCAGCGCGGAGTATGTTGCACCTTATCAACAGGGCTGGAAACTGATGTATCAGAATTGTTTTTCATGGTTTATTCCCCTTTACTGATAATTATGTATTGTGTGCCGTTTGGCATTCTGGATAATGGCGGAAGCCCATCATGGGCGCGATTTGAATTGTAACCTGCAAGGGCAATTTCACGGTATGTCATGCCATAACCGTCTGTGATAACACTGGTAAAACTGCCTTGTTCGCGTGTTGGTGGTACTATCAGTCGAACTTTCATGTTATTCCCCTTTGATTATTGAAAGGTTATCGGATGGAACTAAGCCTTCGCACTCCGAATCTGTGATACAGCCAAGCCCACCATTAGCAAGCGGCATTGGATCGGCGTTATCAGGCAGTCCGGCCAGGTTGCTTATGATAGCCAATAGAGCGACCATGATTATCGCCAAGACTGTCCATATTAGGTGGGTGTTGCGCTTCCAGCGGGTTATATGGTTCATAATATGGCTATGCCGCGTGAATAATAGGCGTTAATATCTGCGCCTGCCGGTACTTGGTCGTTACTGACTGAATACAAGGCACAGCCGCGCGGGTCACCTTGCACGTAAAACGTGAGTGTCGGGTATTTGGCTTGGAATTTGGCAAGCCGCTTTAACGCTCCAGTTTCACGGTCAGCGATAGGATAACGGTTATCTTTCCATCCTGAAGCTGTGGCATATTGACGGCGTAGGAATGGCTTATTTGTCACTTCGTCACGTTCCACGGACAGGCTTACCCTATCGTCACCAGTGCCGCATTCAAGCTCGTGCCAACGGCGCAAAGTCCTCGAGATGCGGCGCAATGGGTCAATGTCGGCATAGTCAATGCCGGATGTAGTCAATGCGCGGATCATCCAATCGCGTTCCTGCAATTCTCTTTTAGTCATGGTATCGCCTCATATAGTTAGTTATGGCCTAGCCTGCGCCCTGCTACCCGCTGCGACGAGTAGCAAGACAGGACTATGGTTAGAGTAAAGCGCGGCAAAGAGCATCCGCTTCGCTGGTATCAATAGCCGTTTCAATAGCCGACACATAATCTGTATATTGAGGATGATTGACTGGTAGCAGCTTGCCAGTGCCGGTTCTGTGTGATTGCACAATAAGCCCTGCGCGGATAACACAGGCGTTATATCGGACAGAATTATGAATCTCACGCGATACTTTCGGCATTGATGGCCGTGTCGGGGCGATGATTGAATCAATAGCTGTTTGCATAATAAAATTCCCCTAAGTTAATGAATAGAACGTGCGGCCAGGACTACATCAGCACAATAGCACATCTTGATATAATAGCAAGAGATATAACATCTAAATCAATGAACGGTAAGCACACTCGCAACCTATTGATTATCAGGATAGTGAAATACGCATAATCATAATGATTTGACATAATGAATTAGTTGAGTTTAGAATTACACCATGCGCCCATAACCCAGGCGTTGCAATAGCTCCCCGGCTTATGCAGATAAACGCACCGACAGGCACTGATTACGGCAACCTGTCAGAACACTGAGCGATAAACAATAGGGGCAAGCCTGATGCACAGACGCAGGAAAATTCAATTCAAACATCACAAAGCGGGTGAGATTCTATGTCTAACGCTATCGCAATCATCAATAAGCAAATAATTTGCGACCAACTCGCACAAGGTATGCGATTGTCAGAGATAGCAAGTCTATTAGGTATTACTCCAGCAGCTATATCCCAACAGCTAGTCAATGATCCAGATTACACAACAGCACAAGTCCTATTCGTGGAAGCAAGAATGGATAAACGTGAGAGTGAGCTGGAAGCTGCAAAAGACCAGCTTAATGTTACACGCGCACGTGAACTATTATTACACAGTAGATGGTTAGCTGAACGTTTAGCACCTGACAAGTATGGTAAGGATAGTCAGCAAGTGGTTAACATAGCCCCTGTCTTTAATGTGATCGTATCCAATCCTACCCCTACCTATACGTATGATTCAGACACTAGCCAAAGACAAGACCCAGGGGGGGTTAAGTGTGTGGAGCAGGGGTAAAGGGGTGATTGTGTGTGGATATACATGTACGCTCTAATATTTAGATTTTACGCTCTAATATTCAGATTTAGGGATGGTTATATGCCAGATGAATTCACACGGAAGTTTCATCCTGAAATAGCTTTATTGATGGATATGATTATAGCAATCAGGAAGTTACGTTCACAGATAAATATCCATGCTAGTACAAGACCAGAGTTATTGATTGTTTTTAATGGCTGAGTTATTTCCACGACAGAACTTTGCTTTTCTTAGCCCTGCTACAGAGATACTGTATGGTGGCGCTGCTGGGGGTGGTAAGAGTTACTTAATGAGGACTTCAGCGATAAGGTGGTGTTGTGAGATACCTGGGATTCAGGTTTACTTGTTTCGTAGGACTTTACCTGATTTAAGGGATAATCATCTTAGAGGGCCTACTTGTTTTCAGGTGATGTTAAGTGAATATATTCAGAGTGGTCATGTGAAGGGGCCTACTCAGGAGAACGAGTTTAAGTTTTGGAATGGTAGTGTTTTACACCTTTGTTATTGTGACTCTGAGAGCGATGTAACCAAGTACCAAGGTGCTGAGATTCATGTTTTGATGCCAGATGAACTCACGCATTTTACCGAGTATCAGTATAGGTTCTTGAGAAGTCGGGTACGTGTTGCTGGGTTGAAGATTCCTGATAAGTATAAGGGGATGTTGCCTAGAATTGAATGTTCGAGTAATCCGGGGTCTATTGGTCATGCTTGGGTTAAGAGGAGTTTTATCAGTCCTAAGGCGGAGGGGGTTATCTGGAGGACACCTTCTGAGGAGGGGGGGATGTTAAGGCAGTTCATTCCTGCCAAGTTGAGTGATAACCCTGCTTTAACGACTGACGATCCAAACTATGCTGACAGGTTGAGAGGTTTGGGGAGTGATGCTCTTACTCAGGCTATGTTGGATGGGAATTGGGACATTATTGCGGGACAGGCTTTTGAGAAACTGGATAAGAGGATTCATCGAATAGAGCCTTTTGACCCTCCTGAAGACTGGTTGTGTTTTGGTTCTTTCGATTGGGGTAGTTCAAGGCCATTCTCTTTTGGTGCTTGGACGATAAGTAATGGTGATATGCTTCCTGATGGTCGAGTTTACCCACGGGGCGCGATGATTCGTTACGATGAGTGGTATGGGTGGAATGGGAAACCCAATGAAGGGTTGAGGATGGAAGTCGCTGAAGTCTGCGATGGTATCAAGGAAAGGTTAAAAGGAAGGAAACTGGCTTATATCGCTGCCGATCCTGCGATGTGGAAGGTGGACGGGGGGCCTAGCCATGCGGAGGTCTTTGCTAGGCGGAGGTTAAGTCTCAGAAAAGCCGATAATTCACGAATAGCCGGTTATCTGGAGGTAAGGGGTAGAATCAAGGGTGATGAATTCCCAATGTTGTATGCGACTAAAAACTGTCATTCTGGATTCTGGCGTACAATGCCTGATATTGTGATGGACGAGAATCATACTGAGGACATAGATACAGATCAAGAAGACCACTGTGCAGATGATGTGAGATATGCCTGTATGTCTCGTCCGTGGGCTAAAGTAATTGAAAAGAAGAAGCCTAAGTTAGATATGTGGGACAGGGCTTTTGCAAGAGAATCCGGTGGTTTGAACTGGAAAACTGTTTAGGATGAGCGTAGTTCAAGGAGTAACCTATGGCTAAAAAGAGTAATAAATCAGTCGCCAAACCCCAAGATTCTATAACAGATGACCAGCATAACCAACTTGTATCATGGGTCAATGAATTCGATGACGCTACTCTTGAGTCAAGGAATCTTTCCGAAAAATCCCGTGATTATTACGATTCAAAACAACTCTCCGATGCGGAAGTAAAAGAACTAAAGGCTAGAGGTCAGCCGATAGTCGTTATAAACCGTATAAAACCCAAGATGGACGGGTTGATGGGGATGGAAAAATCCAACAAAACTACCGCTAAATGCTTTGCCCGTACCCCAAAACACCAAAAAGGCGCACAAGCCGCCACTGAATCAATCAAATTCGTCCTTCAAGATAACTTTTACGACCAAATCCGCTCTCAAGGCTGGAATGACCTTCTGATGGAAGGTACTTGTGGGACAGAAATCAGTATAAAAAATGTAAGAGGCGAGAAAAAAATCACCCAAAGTGGTATTCATTGGGATAGATTGATTTATGACCCACATCGCCGCCAAAGAGACTATTCTGACGCGAAATTCCTCGGTCAATTCATTTGGATGGATCACCAGGATGCGTTGGATATGTTTCCAGACGCTAAAGAAATCCTCGAAACTACGTTTTCTGGTTCAGATACCTTCCAAGACAAGCCAAAATGGGTAGATCAGACCCGTAAACGTGTTCGCGTCATCGAACTTTACTGGAAAGATGGAGGGGAAGTTAAATTCGCCACTTTCACTAGAGGTGGTTACTGCTCTCCACCTAAAACTTCAATTTACAAGAATGAAGATGGTGAAACAGTCTGGCCTTATGAGTTTTCCTCGATGTTCATTGATAGAGAAGGTCAAGCCTATGGAGCTTGCCGTCAACTTCTCGATGTTCAGGATGAAATCAACAAAAGACGCTCCAAAGCTCTCCATTTGATGTCAGTCAGGCAGACTTTCGGTACTGCCGGAGCCGTTGCAGATGTGAATGAAGCTCGTACGCAGTTGGCAAAACCAGATGGACACGTTGAATTCGCCTTCGGTGAGATGGGTAAGGACTTCGGTATCTTACCTACCGGAGATATGGTAGCTGCTCAATTCAACCTTTTAACCGAGTCAAAGAACGAAATTGACGCTGTTTCCTACAACGCCGCCGCCGCAGGTAAAGAAACCCGTCAAATGTCAGGGGTTGCTTTGAGAAGTAGAGAGGCCGCTAGTCAGACAGAACTAGCCCCAATGTTCGATGTGCTGAAAAACCACGATCTTCGTGTTTATCGTAAAGTATGGAATACAATTAAACAGTTCTGGAAAGAAGAGAAGTGGATTCGGGTCACTGATGACGAGAACAACCTGAAATGGGTTGGTTTGAACAAACCCATGACAAAAGGCGAAATGATGCTCCAGCAAGCTCAAGAACAAGGTGTTCCGCCTGAACAACTGCAACAGATGCAATCGCAGATTGCTCAAGACCCAATGATGCAGGAAATTGTCTCGACTGAGAATGACATTGTGAATCTCGATGTTGATATGATTATCGAAGACGCGCCCGACTCGGTAACTACTCAAATTGAAGACTTCCAAGTTATCGGTGAGATGGTCAAATCAGGTTTTCAAATGCCTCCTTTAGCTGTAATCGAAGCCTCTCCACTGTCAAATAAAGACAAGATCATCAAGATGATGAAGGAAGCCCCTCAGTTATCTCCCGAACATCAGAAACAGATGGAAGAAATGCAGCAACAAATGGAAACTCTTCAGCAGGAAGGACAGAAACTCCAACAAGAGAACCAACAGTTGAAGATGGGTGTTCAAGAGTCTCAAATGAAGATTCAAGCTGGTGTTCAGGAATCCCAGATGAAACTTCAGGCTAAACGCGAAGAAGTCCAACAAGACCTCCAGTTACGCCAAGAGATTCAAGCTGCTGAACTCCAACTCGAAAGAGAACGTGTTTCAGCACAGATTCAACTTGAACGAGAAAAAGCAATAGCCCAACTCGAACTTGAGAAAATGAAGGCTGAGATGAACGCGGATGGAGAGGTTGACCATGCTATAGCAAAAGTCCAAAATCTAATCTCAATGCACGAAACCAAAGTCCAATCCATGTTCGATATGCACTCCGCCAAGCAAGAAGGTGACGCAGAAACCAAAAAATCCGAGATGGATACAGGTAATATGCAAGCCATGCACCAAGAAATGATAAACGCGGTAGGTGAAATCGTAAATAACATGAACCAGAAGAAATCCATCAATCTTATTAGGAAAGATGGCATGATTTCAGGCGCAGAAGTTACTACACTTCAATAACGCCGCAAGGCACTTTTAAGGAGAAACAACATGGCAACATTCAACAAAGTATACAGTTTCACAGAGAACGTAGCGGAGGGCGTATTTAACCTCGGCACAGACCAACTTAAGGTTGCTCTCACAAACACAGCACCGACAACTGGCGACACGGTGTATGCCTCACTAACCGCGCCTCTTGCAACTACCAACCTCTCAGGAGCTACACCCTTCAATGTCACGACCTCAACATCGGCACAAACAACAGGTGTTTATAAACTTGTTTGCGCTGATCTTGTACTGACTGCCACAGGTGCTGTCGGGCCTTTCAGATATGTGGCTTTGTACGATGACACGCCGACATCTCCAGCTGATCCGCTGATCGGTTGGTACGATTATGGTTCAAGCATTAGTTTGGCGAATACGGAGACGTTTACAATCGACTTCGATGCGACGAATGGTGTGTTGACTATTACGTAATTATGCAGCTAGTTACTGCATCGCTTCCGGCTGATACCACTAGCACAACGGCAACCGCCCTTGCCAGCCTAACCACGTCTGTCAACGTCTCGAATGCGGAGGCTCCGGTAGTTGGAGATGATTTCTACGCTAGTAGCGCAACACAGGCTGCCTGGGGTAACAAACTCCCTCGCACGTTCAATGTAAAGCATAACAAGCATTCCAATCTTGCTGGGGATGGCATAGACGTTTGGGGTGCGAATATCACCAGCGGTACGGCCACACTGAATGTAACGGGAGCCGCCTTTACTGCTGCTGATGTAGGTAAAGTAATCGGCGTAGAGGGTGCTGGCGTTTCCGGTGCTTGGTTGATTACGACAATCTCCAGTTATACGGATGCAACTAATGTTGTGCTTGCAACGAACGCATCCACGACAGTATCTTCGGTTTTTGCTACTAAACTCTACAATGCCTTCTATGGCACGGATGATACCGCTGCATTACAGGCGTTGATTATGGCTGTATATCGAGATGGTTCAGGTAATTATCTCGGTAATGCAAAACTGATCTTCCCTGATGCGCTCTATATCATCAATGGTGCTTTGCAGAACAACGTATCTGTTCCAGGTTATGAATCCTATGACAATGCGATAGATTTCAACTCGCAAATCTATATACCAGGACTTCCACCAGACGCGCAGAATCCGAATCCAGGAGCAAGAGCAAATGGAAATATACATCGGCATAGATGGAGTATAACACTCGAAGGCGAGACTCCACCACACTGGCTACAAACAGCAGATACGGGTGGCACATTTGATGAAACATCTCCGGTAACAGGGACGAGAATACGATCAACTATTCAAGGTAGTGGCACTTATCCATCCATCGTCTGTGCAAAGGGCGGCGGAACAACACTCGGTGCGAATGGTGTCAACAACAATAAGTTTGGCCCTGATTTGGTAGTTAGAAACATATGTTTTCAGTACACAGCAAGCGCATCATCAACATCTACAATGTGTGGAGTTAATGGAGACAGAGCAAAAACAACGCTTTATTCAAATGTGGCGGTCTTCCCGCACAACCTATCCTTGCAAAATATGGCTGTACCAACCATGAATACCGTTGGATTGATACCAGCAGGAGCAGGTGATGAAATGTACAATGTCACTGAATTTTGCAATGTTGGCGGATTTAAGTATGGTTATTTTAGTGGGGAACATTTTTCTATACGAGATAGCAGTGCTTGGGTATGCGAGTCTGCATTGGGATTGATAGATAGCATGCACGTTGTAAATATTGATTTGCTTGATGTCTCTGCTTGTAAATACGGAGTATCAAAGGTAAACGGTACACTCTTATGTAGTTTAGTAAGGGGTTGCCTGACTGGAGAAATGAGATACGAAGGGTCAACTACAAAGTGGTGGTCAAACGAAGCGCAGGTTAATGATCCAAGCAATTATGTTTATGGTGAATTAACCTTAACCCCATTGCAAGGGGTTGCTGGTTATAATGCCCATCGCGCAAGTAAATTAGGCGGGCAGAATATAAAGACGCGAGTAATTGGGGAATTTGCGCTATATGCCCTGCACACCGGAACAACCTACACATTCGCTTATCTGTATGAAGCACAGCAGGTCCACACATTCAACAATGCGGCAGCCATAACACTGCATTATCCACAAGGGAATGTGGCAACGCTTGCTGGTTATTGCCAGAACTTTGATATAAATTCAGTTATTGAGTGTATACAGACAGGTGCAGGACAAGTGACCGTTGTAGGAGATGGAACAATGGTAGTTACCTACCCTCCAGGAAAAACAAAATCTGCTGGGGCTGGTTCAACTTTCTTTCTTCGGAGAACAGCAACTAATCAAGTCTATGTTTCAGGAGACTTGGCATGACTATAGAAAACTTTACAGGTTATACGGAAGTTGATCCTGGAACGCAAATTTCAACTTCTTCCAGTAGAGTTACTTACACAGCACTTTCGCGTGCTGCTGACGCTTATATTTATTATGATTTTGGGGCTGGTTATTTTAGCGGAAGAGCTTATCTTGAAGGAACATATTTAATTTCTGCTGGAACGGGGGCATCCCCAAAATCAGCATCAATAGGATTTAGTGATACTGTAAATGATGGAAATGCAACAACCAATCAGGTAGGAGCATATCATTGGCTGGATGGAACAAATGCAATTGTTCAAGATTATGTTTACCTAAGAGAAAGCTCTGCTTATGCAGGCGCGACAATCTCTCCGACATTATCTCTTAATACAAATTATTACTACAGAACTGGATTTCTCTCTTCGCTTGGACAATATGGAGGTGGATTTACACAAGTCTTTAGTGATTCTGGATTAACTACTTTAATCGCATCTGGAGCAAAAGCAAGAGCGGCAGCAATAAATTATCAGTATGTAATCGCTAGTCAGGGTTATACGACTGGCGGGGCAATGACCATCTCTGGTTATGATGAGAATGTCACTGTATTTCAACCAACCGCAGGAATAGACCTCACCACCGGCGTAGAGACGGACACCGGAACTGGCAGACTCGTTGTTTGCGCAGACTGCATCGTAGCAACCGCACTGAACATCGCTAATAGCGAAACCGCAAAGCACGTTGCGATAGATGAAGGTGCGGGTTTCTTCGGGGATTACAAAGTCAGCGGTGTATTGAATGTAACTGCATTCACCAACGGCACAGTTGGGCAGATGTTTGACATTCTCGCAGTGACAGATGCCGCTGCGGATGCCGGTGTTGCCAATGATTTGCAGGGCATCAGTATCTATTATGCAACCGCATCTACCTATAAGCCTTATATCCATCAAGCTGTGGGTGGGTCAGATTCATTCTCTACAGTTGGCCCGACACTAAATACCAATCAACCCTATTCCTTCACGCTGGAGCGTTCTGGAACCACACTGACGCTCAAGGTATGGAATGATCTGGTACTCGACGCGAATTTTGAGGGAACCAGTCAGGTTGGAACGACAGTAACTTGGACAGGTCGCGCAACAACGACATATCGTTACCTATTACCAGTAACCTCGTATCTGAATGGAGCAACCAGCAGAAGCTCGACGTTTACGCTTGGCGGGGTAAGAATTTATGAAGCAACTACCCTTACCGCCGAAACAGGGGCTTTCTCTCTTTCCGGTATTGCTGTTGGCTTAACCAAGACAAACATTTTATCTGCCACCACTGCAAGTTACTCACTGAGTGGCATAGCTGTTGGTTTGACCCATACATTCCCATCGTTGACCGCAGGAACAGGAGCGTTTTCACTTTCTGGTATAGCGGTAACCTTGACCCAAGGGACGCTAAGGCTGACGGCAGAAGTAGGGGCGTTCGGGGTATCTTTAAAAGCCGCCGATTTACTCTACGTCAATCATCTATTTGTAGATGTAAAGGCGTTTACACTTACAGGGGGAGCAGTAAGTTTTGTTTATAACCGCAATTTACCGACTGTAGTTGGAGAATTTTCGCTTGCTGGATTAGCAACTGCGTTTAGAAAAACACTTGGTATAGCTGCTGATGTAGGAGCGTTCTCGCTTAGTGGGCAGGTCGCAGGGCTGTCAACTACAATGGCGTTGTTAGAAAAAGTAGGTTGGAGGCTTATTACCGCCGCTGGAGTTCCCATAACTAGTGCATCACCTTCCCCAAAAATAACTATTAGTCGTATGTCAGATGGTGCCATTTATGATTGGGCTGATGCAACTTTTAAGCTGGCTGGGTTGACGACACCAGACGGAGATATGATTGAGACTAATCCGACCTATTTACCAGGAGCGTACGAAAAGTCTATCTCGGTTAACGGGTTTGATGGTAGGTATACTATCTATGGAAAGTATCTTGGCACACCTTCGCAATACTCAAGCCCTATCGAAATGGAACTTGCTGATGGTGTTTTGTGGAGTACAGTAGTTACAGACAATCTGGGGCTAGTAGTTGGCTATACAGACACACTGGAAGCAAGCATGGCCAGAGTATCTGCTGCCATTACAAACAAACACGTTCTAAACCCTGCTGATGGAACAGTGAAGGTCTATGACGATGCTGGAGCATTACTTTACAGTGGCCTAGCCTATTCAGACGCAGCAGGAACTGTTCTTTATGATGGAACGGCTGCGGTGCACCATACCACGAGATTAGCATGATCGTAGGGGGTGGATATGGGTTCGGGAGGTCTTTAGGGGCGCATGGGTATGGATTTGCTTATGGTGTAGTTGTTCCACCAGTAGAAGAAGAACATCACGGTAAAGGTGATAATGATGGCAGGAAACGCCATAAGTCCATTATCAAGCCTACTGGACTTTTAGCCCGTAAAAATGTTAAAATAGACCAACTTGAGAAAGAGCAACATCAAGTAGTCGAAAAAGTCTTAAAGGGACTATCAAAAGCCCCTGAAGTCAGAGAAGAAATCGAAGTAATCCAGATGAGTCTGGCTGAGATCGACTTTGAGTTAAAAGTGTTGTTACATAAGCAATTTAGAACTCAGGAGGATGAAGCAATGCTATTGATTCTCATTGCTGCTAATATTTAATGAAAATCGGCTTCTTCGTGCAAAAAACCACCCCAGAATCTCTTATTCACTTCGAGATTGCAAAATACATGATCGCTTCCGCACGGAAGGTCATGCCTGATGTCCCAATAGTCCAGTTTACCGATTATGACTCCCCTATCGTAGAAGGCGTTGATATGCACATCCGTATCGGCGGAAATCTCCCTATGGCTGTAAGACGTATCGAACACCACGCCTCTTGTATTGGAGATTGGTTATTCTGCGATTCAGATGTTATTTTCCAGAAAGATTGTAGAGATGTTTTTGAAGAACCTTTCGATGTGGCGCTTACAGACAGAGTGGGTACTTACATGCAAGGAACTGAATACGCCAAACAGCAACCCTATAACATGGGAGTGACTTTCAGCAGGAATCCTGAATTCTGGAAAATGGTTGGAGGACGGTTAATGGCACTCCCAGAACAATATCAGGAATGGGCTGGGGATCAAATTGTTGTCTGCGATATGGCGGATAACCAAACTACTCCTTTTGACATCGTAATCATTCCTGGAAAGATTTACAACTTCACCCCGAAGAAGGAAAGTGAAGATTACTCACATGCAGCAATCGTACATTTTAAGGGAGGAACAAGAAAATCATGGTTACTGAATACAAAGATGAACGCGGCAGGATAATTGACGTATCAGACCTAGAGTTTCATGGACTTCAGATAATCGAGTCCAAGAAAGGTTCTGTCAGGAGCAATCATTTTCATAAGCGCGGAGGTCATTTATTGTATATCCTCAGCGGCAAGATGGAATACATTGAGGCTACTGTACCGGCTATAACAGCGATTTGTGGAGGGATGGTAGAGACTGAACAAAGAACTAAAATCATCAGCGCCGGTGAATCAATCTTCACTGGCCCCATGATAGCCCACAAAACAACTTTCCTTGAGGACACCGTGATGGTCTGCTGCCCCACGATGAGACGCACTGATGGTGGTTATCTGGATGACTTGGTAAGGTGTGAACTGTGATTACCGAGAAGACAACTTGCCGCCTCTGCAATGCTCCTGTAAAGCCAGTCTTCGCGCTTACTCCCACCCCTATTGCGAATAATTATGCCGATACACCAGATTCTAACGCTCACCGCTACCCACTGGAACTTACCGAGTGTACCGAGTGTGGTCATGTCCAGCAGAGATACGTTATATCAGACCTCTTTCAAGATTATAAATACACCACACCTGCAACAGTCGCACGATACCTCGACCCAACAGCAAAACTCATAAGAGAGCGATTCCCGAAGGCCAAAACCGTCCTTGAGATAGGTTCAAACAATGGGACTTATCTAAACGTATTAAGGGATAATGGATTTGAAGCATATGGGGTTGACCCCGCTGCCACAGGTGAAGGAAACATAAAAGGATATTTCACCGAGGAATGGGCAAAAGATCGCAAAGACCTTAAATATGACCTAATAATCGCCAATAATGTCCTAGCCCACATAGACGACCTGCAAGATGTATTCCGTGGCATAAATCACCTTCTGGCTGACGATGGTGCGTTGATATTCGAGGTTCAATATCTCCCCGACCTGATTCAAAGTGCTTCGTTTGACATGATCTACCACGAACACATGAGCTACCATACAGTAGAACCTCTGAAAGCCTTCGTAAAGAGGTTTGGACTGGTTATCACTAATGTTGACCACATGCCACTACACGGAGGATCAATTCGCATTACAGCACGGCGTAGTGGTAACGAGACTGTATTCCAAGAGAACCCGATAGATTGGGATGATTTTACTAAGCGTGTTTATATACAAGCGTCAATAATCAGGAAAAAAGTAAGAGGAAATAGTGTAATTGCTTTCGGGGCAGCAGCCAAAGCCACGACCATGATTCATTACTGTGACATCGCTGAGAATATCATTTACTGTGTAGATGATACTTTTGAGAAACAGTTTCGATATATCCCCGGAACAGATATTCGCATCCTGCCAACCTCTAACGCGAAGGATGGCGATACGATATTCTGTTTTGCCTGGAATTACTTGTCAGAAATCCGTGAAATGTTCCCCAACAGTGAACTAATACATCCATTCAAGGGAGATTGAAATGTATCCAATAATAATTTTATTTGTATTTGCTGCGGTTATTCTTTTCGGTGGTATATATTTAATAGTTAAACATGGTTTTGGGATTGATGACTAAGTGAAAATCACAGATCGCATTGATAATATCACCGGAATACCTCTTAATTATCTTTACGAGGTAATCCCACCGCCTGAATCGTGCAAGATTGAATTGACCGCGAACTGCAACTATAAATGCACGTTTTGCGTGAAATCCATCATGCCTGATAACTCACAGATGGACAGGGAATTCTATTCCAGAATCATCCGTGAGATGTATGAAGCCGGAGTGAAAGAACTTGGTGTGTTCTACATCGGGGAATCCTTCACCTGTAAATGGCTCCCAGAGGCCATAAAGGAAGCGAAGGATGTTGGATTCCCCTATGTATTCCTGACCACAAATGGAAGTGCGGCTACTCCAGAACGAGTCAAAGCATGTATGGAAGCAGGATTGGACTCACTCAAATTCTCGGTAAACTTCACCGATGATGAACAATTCAAAACGATTGCACAGGTCAATCCGAAACTTTATCACCATGCCTTAAAGAATATCGAATTGGCAGCAAAAGTCAGGAATGAAGGAAAGTACGACTGTGGAATCTATGCCAGTTCAATCAAGTTCGATGGTGAACAGGGCGAGAAAATGCAGCAGATCATCGACAAATATGTTTTGAGTTATGTTGATGAGTTTTATTGGTTGCCACTTTACGGTATGAGTGGTGCGTCTAAAGCAGCAGGATGGAAACCTCAAGCAGGGAATCCAGGACGCTTGGATAATATGAGAGTATCCATACCTTGCTGGGCAGCGTTCACCGAGGCTCATATAACAGCTAAAGGTAAATTGGCTGCTTGCTGTTTTGGCACTGGAGCAGATGGTGATTTGGTCATGGCTGATTTGAATGAAGTCAATTTCATGCAAGGCTGGAACTCGCAGAAGTTTCAGGAGCTCCGCCATGCTCACTTGACGAACAACTTGAAAGGAACGGGCTGTGAATCCTGCATCACAGGCTAGGCTCGGCTTAATTGGTAGGGGATATTGGGGTAACGTATATGCCAAAACTCTCACTGAAATGGGTATCCCATTCAGGCAGATGGGAATTGATTGGGACTGCAAAGGACTTGACGGTGTAATCATCGCATCTAAAGCCGAGTCTCACTTCCTGATAGCCAAAAGCCTGATACTAGCACGGATGCCAGTATTGATAGAGAAGCCTATCGCCATGAGCTACAAACGCGCTGTAAGACTTCTGGAGTGGGCAGAAGAGTGGAAGAACAGTATTGTATTTGTCAGCCATACGAGGCTTTATTCAAAGGAATGGGTAGAGTTCAAGAATAGTCTTCCAGAAGTATTCAGTATCGAGGCGCAAGCTGGAAGCAGATGTAAAGTATCTCCTAAATGGGATTGGGGTCCGCATCTGGTAGCTATGACATTAGACTTGGGATTTGACCCTTTGAAAGCCAAGATACGTTGTGAGAATTGGGACTTGCCATTTAAGTTTATTGTGAATGATAAATATGAGTTTAACGACCCACCCTGTATTCCTACACCTTTAACCGTGATGATTGGAGAATTTGTGAAAGCGATTGAAAAAGGCGAACAGAATATCGAAGGGCTTAAATTGGGGGTTTTAGTAACGCAATATTTAAGTGCAGATTGATGGCTTTATCTAGTTTTCTTATGCAAGAGTTAATCAAGCGTGTGCGCCCTGGACAGCGTATATGCTCACTTGGTTATCCGGACATAATTGCGACTCCTGATGAAGTTAGTGCAATCGTCGGGAATGTCAGCTTAAAATATCTCGATAAAAGTGTCAGTAAGAGACACGGCGTTAGTTACCTGCTCCCTGACGCACAGGACTTCTTCAAGTCACTGGATATTGAATTGGATGTGTATGATGTGGTGAAAGAGCGTGGATGCGAGATAATCTGCGACTTGAATCATTCTTTACATACCATTGAAGAGTATGATGTGGTCATAGACGTAGGCACAATGGAGCATTGTTTCAACATCGGCCAAGCCTTGATGAACATGGCTTCACTGGTAAGATTGAATGGATATATCATTCATGAAAACCCATTTTTGGCTGGTAATCATGGATTTTATGGTATAAATCCAACTCTCTACACGGACTTTTACGAGCAAAATGGTTTTGAGATTGAAATGGTTAAACTGGCTGATATGCACGGTGGAACATACATCCATGATGCGCCAAGGACAAAACGATTTCAGATAAGTTCGCCACAGGAACTATCGTGCATTGCAGTAGCAAAACGCAAGGTTATTAAAGAGTTTACCTTTCCGATTCAGACGAAATACAAGGAGTTAATTAAATGAGCATGGACGACATATTAAACGACACAAAACCAGAACCAGTTGCAACGCCGGAACCTACGCCTGTAGTCGCTGCTCCAGAACCAGCCCCCGTAGCGGCTGCGCCAGAGCCAACTCCTGCGCCTGTTGTTGCAGAACCAGTAGTTGCAGAGCCGATTGACGAAACTACGGGGATGACCCCGAAGGAAAAGGCTTTCTATGCTAAATCCAAGGATGAAACCCGCAAACGTCAGGAATTGGAACGTGAATATGCTGTTTTGAAGGCTCAAGTTGAACAGGCAGCCAAAGCACAGCAACCAACGCAACCAACCCAACCTGAAGCCCCAAAAGAGTTCTGGGAAGACCCTGAAGGTGCGATGAAAGCACAAAGGGAAGAAATACAGCGCATGGCTGTAGGCTCTCGTTTGGAAGTTTCTGAAATGCTTGCCCGTAGGGAACATCCTGATTTTGAGGAAAAGCTGGCTGTTTTTACTGAATTGGCTAAACAAAACCCAAATTTAGCTCATCAGATGCTTCAAAACCAAGACCCAGCCTCATTTGTCTATAAAATAGCCAAGAATCACAGCGATCTGCAACAAGCTGGAAGTTTGGATGGTCTTCGTGCCAAAATTGAAGCTGAAACCCGTATCAGGATTGAAACTGAGTACAAGATGAAGGAAGAAGCTAAGGCTGCTGAATTAGCCAATATCCCCCAATCCCTGACAGGGGTAAGAAGCACCGGAGCGAATAAGCCGGTCTGGAGTGGGCCACCGAGCTTCGATGAGCTTTTGCATTGATGTGAATGGTCACTATTGACATTATGTAAAATGAGGCGTATAAATCGCCCCAAGTGCTGACCACTCAGGGTCAATGAATTTGTAATATCGTAACAAGATGGGCCGTCTCCATTAAGGACGTTAGTTTACCGCTGCCAGGTATATGGGCATGTTGTGAAAAGACAATTCCTTAACTAATTGGAGATTATTATGGCTCAGACTTATGCTGTATCTGGCTTGACTCCTCAGCAGTGGGATAGTGATTTCTTCCGTGATTATGTCCGTAGCTCACGCTATCGCAGATATATGGGAACGGATGAAGCCTCGATTATCCAACTGAAAGAGAGTTTGACCTCAAAGAAGGGCGATGCGGTAACTTTCGCTCTTGTCAACGAACTCACCGGCAACGGTGTGACTGGTAACTCAACCCTGCAAGGCAATGAAGAACGGCTTGGCTCCCGTAGTCATAAGCTGACAGTTGACGTTTTGCGTCATGCTGTCGCTGTTGACGATTGGGATGAACAGAAGTCCGTCATTGATTTGCGTGATGCCGCAAAAGTCCAGCTTCGTGAATGGTCGCAAAAGAAACTGCGCGACTCGATCACGTTGGCTTTGGGACAGATTGACGGCGTTAACTTCCTCGACGCAACCAACGCACAACTTGATACATGGACTGCTAATAACAGCGACCGCATCTTGTTTGGTGATGCAACCTCCAACTATGGTGCAGACTTCTCTACCGCCCTTCTGACGGTGAGTGCCGGTGCTACCCTGACCCCTAATATGCTGAGTTTGATGAAACGGATGGCGCAAGCTGCTTCCCCGAAAGTCAAGCCCGTCTATAACAGGGAAATGGATCAGGAATGGTACGTGGTCTTTATCGGCCCCCGTGCTTGGCGTGACCTGACCGAAGACAATCCTACTACCAACGTATTGACACTCGCTAACCGTGATGCACGGGTACGCGGTGAAGATAATCCCCTGTTTACGGGAGATTCGCTGGTTTGGGACGGCATGATCCTTCGTGAAATTCCTGAAATCGCTGTTCTGACTGCTGGTGCTGGCTCAGTGACGACTTCTACTGGTGTATCGGTAGAGCCTGTCTATCTGTGCGGTGCTCAAGCAATTGGTGCGGCATGGGCGCAGCGGACTAAGAGTACAACTGAGACAACCGACTATGGCTTCTTGCATGGTGTGGGTGTTCAGGAAATCCGCCGCATTGAGAAACTACGCTTTGGTACAGGTGCATCTGACCTTACGACCCCGAAAGATCATGGGATTGTGACGGCCTTTGTCTCTGCACCGGCTGATTAAGGAGAACTAACATGGCTACTCGTCAATCTACAAGAATTGCCAAGGCTGGTACTCAACCTAAAGGACTGCGTGTTGGTTTGGTTGCAGTCACAGGTACTTACTCGGTGGCAGCAGCTACTTCCCTTTCCGCTGGTGACGTTATCCAGATGGTGAAGGTTCCGGCTAACGCCCAACTTATTTACATGAAGCTGACTGGTGGTTCTGGTGATGCTCTCGTTACCGTGGGTGATACCGTGTCAACAGCACGTTATCTCTCTTCTGTGACGATGGGTTCCAACTCGTCCACTATCCGCACTATCAATACGATGTCTGCCCCGTACACCTACTCGGTTGACTCGACCATTGATATTACCGTTGGTACGGTGTCCGTGGGAACGATTACAGGTGGTTTCGACATGACCTGTATCTTCTCTATGGATCCATGATGTAACTAATCGGGGAGGAGAAATCCTCCCCTTTTTTGCTATCAGGAGAACGAAAATTACTCTTCCAATCTGGGATGAAGCAAACAAGCATCATTTAGCAAAGAATTATGTAGAAGCAGAACGCCTTTATGGTCTGGTACTTGAACAGAACCATGACAATCCCGGTCTTTTGGGAACGATGGGCACATTATTTTTAGAGACTGGCCGGATAGGTTTGGCTATCTCGTTTTTACACCGTGCGGCGGCGATGACTCCGCAAGCAGATATTTTGTGTAACCTGGCAATAGCTTATAAGCAGTCAGGCCAGCACGACAAGACATTTGAGTATTTCAAGAAAGCAGTAAAGAACAACCCTTCGGCAGAGATTCTTGGTAACTATGCTGGATTGTGGGTGAATTACGGAACCCCAGATGAGGCTATCAAACAAGCAAATAAAGCCTTGAAACTGGACAAAGACTGCCACATGGCGCACTGGAACAAAGCCCTTGCTCTATTGGAAAAGGGTGAGTGGAAAGAGGCGTGGGAAGAACATGAATGGGGCTTGAAGCACAAAATAAGGACAGACCGGCATAAAGACCTGCCTTATTGGGATGGGACTAGCGGGAAGACGATTTTGGTCTATGGTGAACAAGGGATAGGCGATGAAATCATGTTCGCCTCCATGCTCCCAGACCTGATGAAAGAAAATACAGTTATTTTAGAGTGTCATAAACGGCTTAAACACTTATTTGAAGAGTCTTTCCCCGGTTTGATTGTTTATGGCACAAGAGAAGACGGCGAATTAACGTGGCCTAACGATCACCAGATTGACTACAGAGTATCAATAGGTTCTCTGGGGAGGTGGTTCAGACAAGAGAAAAAAGACTTTCCCGGTACGCCTTATCTAACTGTGAATGACAAGGATTTGGTTCAACGCGGAGCCAAGATGAGGGTCGGGTTAAGTTGGACAGGAGGACTTAAACCCGGACGTATCGCAGCAAGGTCTGTTCCAATTCAACTTTGGGGTTCGATACTAGAACAGGATTGTGAATTTGTTTCTTTACAATACACGGATTGCGCGAAAGATATTGAGGAAACCGAACAGTTATACGGTATCAAGATAAAGCAGTTCGATGAAATAAAGGCTGATGATTACTACGAAACAGCCAAGTTGGTAAATAGTTGTGACTTGGTGATTTCATGCTGTACCTCTGTTATTCATTTAGCGGGTGCTTTGGGAGTGCCTTGTTGGGTGATGGTTCCTAACAAACCTGCATGGAGGTATGGCGTTAAAGGTGGGATGAGGTGGTACAGAAGTGTCAGGCTTTATCGGCAACCAGAAGGTAGTAAGGAAATGTGGCTTGCGGTAGTCGAGAAGATTGCACAGGATTTGGCTGAATTACGACAGGAGGAATCATGCAGTTCGTTTACACCGCAGGCGCATATAAATGTTATCGAGGGTACGAGTTCGTTAATTTCAAGCCAACAAACATAACTGACAAGGCCACTGAAACGCTCTTGCTGTTGAACAAGGAATTCAAGAAAGTTGAAAATGAAAAAGAAGTCAGGAAAGAAGCCCCCAAAGAAGTGTTGATTGTTCCACGTGAAACAATCACTCTTAAAAATAAGGGTGGAAGACCGCGAAAGGTGCATTAAATGTTAAAAATTTTCATCGGTTATGATCCGAACGAAACTGTTGCCTATCACGTATTGGCGCACTCAATCATGCGTCAGTCCAGCGTACCTGTCTCTATCACGCCGTTGATTCTGAAACAGCTTCCAATGACCCGTCCCCGTGACGTTCATCAATCTACTGAGTTTTCCTTTTCCCGCTTCTTAGTCCCTTATCTTTGCGATTACAAAGGCAAGGCAATCTTCATGGATTGTGACCTCTTATTCAGGATGGATATTGCTAATCTGTGGAAGCAGGTATCTGATAAAGAAGCCGCTGTGTCAGTGGTAAAGCATAACTACACGCCTAAATCAGAGAAATTCCTGAATCAAAAAAATTACGGATATGCCAAGAAAAACTGGTCTAGCCTGATGTTGTTCAATAATGAAAAATGCACCAGTTTGACATTTGATGTTGTTAATAAAGAAACGGGTATGTATTTGCATCAATTCGAGTGGACAGACAACATTGGAAGTATGCCTGAATCTTACAATCATTTGGTGGGCGAATATAAGCCTAATCCTGATGCGAAGATTGTTCATTACACCCTTGGAACACCTTGTTTTGCCAAATATGCCCATTGTGAATTTGCTCAAGAATGGCGTGATGAATATGAATTGATGGTGCATCACAACAAAATAGGTGAGTTTTCATTGCCTGAAAGGAACGCAGCGTGACCACAAATTTCACCAGAACGCGCAATCAACTGGCTACCAAGATACTGAGTAAAATCACTCAGTCTGGTTCCAATTCAGTCTCGTCTACTGATGCTGGTCTGGTATATGAAGCGATTGATCTGCGTTTGAAGGAAATGCAAAAGTTGGGGATATTCTGGAGGAAGGTAAACAAGACCCCTCTTTCTTTTACGATCACTGCCAATATAAATTCTGCCAGTGCTTCTGCTGATGTTCTGTTTCCTGTAGCGATGTATGTCACAGATAACTCTGCCGATGTTGAAGTTGAGATAATCGGCATAAAAGAATACGCAGACATTCAAAATAAAACTGATAGCGGAACCCCGACTAAAGTTCTTTGGAATGGTAGTGCAGAGTTCATTTTCTGGCCTGTTCCAATAGCGAATACCACAGCAAAATTGACTTATGAAAAGCTGATAGACGACACGGCTGATACTACCGCACCAGATATTGAAGTCTCAATGATGAAATCCCTGATAGATATCATCGCTTACGATTTGGGAGATGATTTCGGTATAAATGAATCGAAGATGCGGAGATGGGAAGCTGCTGCTGAGAGAGCCGAAAGAAATATCCGTAAATTAGGTATTCAACGAGTAGCTTTGACTACGGTAGTGATTGATAGTTACGATAGCAAACCAGACGATTATGCGACAGTTTAGAATCCCACTTGCCGGTTCATTTTCTACCCGTATAGACAAGTCTTCTACAGACACGTCTTTGGGTATTGCTGGAATTGGAGTGGCTGGAATAATGGTTGCAGGGAAAACCGCTGCTGCAAGTCAGAAAGACCGCAGATTCCAGAACTGTTTTAATCATGTGATAGACCGCGTGCCTTATCTGTTGAAAAGACCGGGATTCGCGGCTTTGAACACCCCGGCAGCAGGGAATATCGGGAGTTCAATAATGGTCTGGTCTGGTCAGGGAACCGGACAAAAAGTAATCACGGCCTTTGGAGCGACTAACTCGACCATTTATGACGGGACAACTTCACTCGGAACTATCACAGGGATGGCGACTGGAATCACTGAGACTTTTGTAGGAACTGAGGCTACTTTGGTAATCTCAAGCAATGACAATACTGCGTGGAGTGTTTCAGGTACATCTGTAACTTATGGTGGAGGTACTGGATTAACTTTTGTAGGCGATACTCATTCAAACACGACTGTTGATAACATAACCGTAAACACAGCTACTCTAGGTCTGGTAGTCGGTCAATTATTGACGGGTACAGGATTCGCTGCGAATACCCGTATCGTATCTATCGCAGCAAACTCTATAGTGGTAAGCGTGGCAACTACTGCGACAAACGCAGGGGTAACGATTACCAGAACTTATCTCGGGAAAATCATAGACGCAGACTTCCCCGGAAACGCAGGTTATACCCTCGCAGGAACCTTTGCTCATATAGATGGTTTCGCTTGTATTATGACCAACGATGGAAAATTGTGGGCTAGTGACCTGAATACCGTTACCGCTTGGACAGCGACCTCTTATGACTCCGCAAATGCTTATCCAGATAAAGGGGTTGGGTGTATCAGGCGAAAGAATTTCATCATGGCATTCGGGACAAATTCATTGGAATTTTTCTACAACGCTGGATTAACTCCTTTCCCTCTCTCCAAAGCCAAGTCCATGACTGAGAAGGTGGGTGCTTTTACGGGGGATGCAGACGCAGATACCATAGCACAAATATCAGACACAATATTCTGGGGTGGAAGCCTACCGGAAGGTGGAATTTCAATCTATCAGTATGACGGGAGTATTTCAAGAATCTCGACCCCTGAGTTAGATGAAATGCTTGGATTGGTCGGGCCAAACAATATTTCTCTGACTACCGAAAGATGGTATGGGCTTTCCTTCGTGGTTGTGAATGCTAACTTAACTACTTATGTTTATTGTATTGAGGACAAGACATGGTGGGAACGACCCGGAACAAGACTTTGGTACAGATGTGCCGGAAACTCCATAGGGAATACATTATATACCTATGGAATATCCAACACATCAACTAGTGGGAAAGTGTATGTGATTAACCCCACTGCATTTACTTTTCAGGATGACTCGGTTGCTTATACGGCTGTATGGCAAACATCTCCAGAAGATAATGGAACGAGCAAGAGAAAGTTCTGCGGTGAAATTGATCTAGTATGCGACAGGGAAATTGAAGCATCTGCACTGACGTTGATGTATTCCGATGACGATTACGAAACATTTACCACTTGGGGAGCGATAGATTTATCCGATGCACGACCAAGAGCAACAAGGTTGGGTTCGTACATAAGACGCGCTTGGAGAGGCGAACATTCAGCTAATACGCCATTCAGGATAAGGTATCTTGAGGGTCAGGTAGAAATAGGACAGTAAGGAGAAAATCATGGGATGGTTACAGAAAATAGCTGGCACGGTTAAATCTGCGGTTAATAATCCAATTATTAACCCTGTCGGCGCATTAGTTGAAAAAACAACCGCGCCACTTAATAATGTTCTGACTGGCAATAATTCAGGATTAGACCCGATGCAGCAACTCGCCATTGGTGGCGCTGTAGGTACAGGACTTTATGGTATGGGTGCTGGTGCTGCCGCTAACGGTGGAATGATAGACCCTGTAACCGGATTATCCGAAGCTGGAATGGGTGTTGAGTATGGTGGGGCTGGTGGTGCGTTAGCATCTGGTGCTGCTGGAGCCGGTACTGCTGGAGCCGGTGCTGGTTCTCTATCAAGTTGGGGGCAAGCCGCACTCCCCCTAGTCCCAAATTTACTCGGTATTGCCGGTGCTAATGAAGCATCTGATAAACAAGACGCTCTCTCCCGCGAATACATGGCAATGGGTGCGCCTTATCGCGGGAAACTGGCTGAACTCTACAATAACCCCGAAGCCTATCTCGCCACACAGCGTGGAGATATTGAAAAGAACGTCCAGAGAGGCACTGACATCATGTCCAGGTCACTGAGTATGGGCGGGAACCCCGTAGGCTCTGGAAACGCCCTCCAGCAGCTTCAGAGCTATGCTTCTGAGGGGATGGACAACCAACTATACGGAAGATTGAACGCAGAACGTCAGAATATGGCTAATTTTGGTGGATTAAGCCAATTCAATAGTGCTGCCCCGCAAGCAGGACAGAACGCGATTGATGCTGGAAGCAAGGTCTATGATGCTTACGGAGCAGCAGGGAGTACGCTCAATGACATATTTGGTACAAAAAAGAAAACGGCTTACGATAAATACTTGGAAAGTATTACGAGGTAACTATGGCGAACCTTTCATCTGTATTGCAAGGAATACCCGGTTTGCGTGGTTGGCAAGCCCAAGACCAATTTCGTCAGGAACAAATGCAGGGCGATCAGGCTACTCAACTAAATCAGATGAAGCTGGCTGAGTTGTTTAATGGGATGCAGGAAAAGAAGCAGTTTGGCGAAATGATAAAATCTGCTGATGGTGATTTGACAAAGATTATGCCTTTGGCTATGAAAGCTGCTCCCACAAATGCAGCCGCACAAGAGTTTGTTACTAAAAATCTTCCAATAATGAAATATCAGGAAGAACAGCAAAAAGCACAACAAGCGCAAACATTAGGGAATACGCTCGGATTTATTCAGGAAGAATCCGCACCGCAGGATATACAACGTCAGACACAATCTGCAATTATGCAACAAGGCGCACCTACTGACCGTTCGGCAGTAATTAAACAGATGGTTACGCCACCAACAAAAACCAAGTGGAATGTAGTTGAAAGATATAACGAAAAAACTGGTATGCCAGAAAAAGTATTTGTTAATGAAAATGACCCGACAGATATACATCCTTTTGGTGGGCAGAAATCAGAAAAAGCTAGTGGTGGTGTAAAAGTTACCAACAATGTTGGTGATGCAGAAGGAAAATATGCCGAGGAAGCAGCGAAAGCACAAGTTGGGGAAATAACGCAATTAGGAAAAGAGGCAGCGGCTGCTTATAAATCCAATAAAGATTTAGATACATTTATCGCAAATTCTGCGAACGCGCCAGAAGGTGCTTTAGCTAATATTACAACGCAAGCCATGAATCTTGGTGCAAGTCTAGGATTTAGTTCTGATGAACTAACAAGCGCAACACTAATGAAACAGGCAATCGGAAAGAACAAGGCTACCTACATGGCTGCATTAGGAGCGCGTGGTTTAACCGACAGGGATATGGAAGTTCTTGCAGAATCGTTGCCAATGTTGAATACGAGCGTGGAAGCTAGAAATTCTGTAGCTGGTATTGTAAAAAAATCTAATGAAGCGATTTTGAAAGATTACGACTATGCCATAGAACAAGAAGGTATAAATCAACCAATCTCAGCAAAAATGCGTATTCGTCCTAGATGGTATGGAGAATGGAAGTCCGGACAGCAACCGGCACAGCAACCGGCACAGCAAAACCCATTGTCTGTAACCACGCCTGATGGTAAGACTATTAACTTTAAGTCACCACAAGCAGCGGCGGCATTCAGGAAAAAAGCGGGGCTGTAATGGATTACGAAAAACTAGCGGCGCAGTTTGGTGGAGTGGTTGAAAGACCACCAGGTAGTATTGACTATGAAAAACTAGCACAACAATTTGGTGGAGTTGTTGAGGAGGAGCCACAAACTGCCCAACCTAATTTCTTTGAGCAAAATATGCCAATTAGCACTCGTATTGCAAAAAGTTTGTACGGTGTGGCAGAGGCGGGAACAACTATGGCTACAGGGCTGGCATCTGCTGTCCCAGCAGGTATTGCAGGGCTTGGAACATTAGCTACTGGTGGCGGCTTGGATAAAGCCGAAGACAAGATAAGAAGAATACAGGACAGATTTACATACCAGCCCAGACAATATACAGGACAAAAAATAATTGAAGGCTTGAATGTTCCGATTGAAATGGCTAATGAAGGTCTTGGTTATGTTGGAGAAAAAGTAGGCGGAAATATTGGGCAAACAATCGGAGAGAATGTAATACCTGTTGCTGCAACAGTTGTTCCGGGTATGCAAGCCTTGAAAGCTGCAAAAGCATCAAATGCCGCCTCTATCTTGGCTAAACAAAAAGCCAATGTTGCCGATGCAGGAAAAATTGACGCTGCGAATGCTGCCAAAAAACATGGATTGATACTTAATCCGGTAGATGTTAATGCACAAGCCGGAGGGAAAGTCTTGACCGGACTTGCAAAACAGGCAGATATAAACGCGAATATGTCAGCATTCAATAATGCAAAATTAACCAGCATTGCCAAGCGTGATTTAGAAATACCAAAGTATGAAAAACTAACATCCAGCGCACCATTTAAGGCTGAAAGACAAAAGGCTGGACTTGTCTATGAGGATGTTAAAAAAGTTGGGACAATCCCCGAACAATACACTGGTGAGTTTGTCGCAAAACTGAATTCATTGAACAATCTTGAAGGAATGACACCTGCTGCTTCTGCTTATATGAAGCAGAACACTCCTGCTATTCTTGCGGATTTTGAACAACTATCGCAAAACGGATTTAATGCGACAGACATTGTTAATTTTTCTCGAAAATATAGAAAAGAAGCGAACATTATTTACAAAAAAGAATTGACTGGTGGAATGTCAGTAGAAGAAGCGGCATTGGCTGATGCGAAGATGGGAATAGCCAACGGACTTGAAGACATGATTTCAAGATATACCGCTGACTTGGCAAAGGCAAACCCAAAACAATATAAAAGTCTTGCTACCAGATGGAGTGATGCCAGAACATATATTGCAAAGTCTCATACATGGCAGAACGCAACCGATTTTAACACTGGCAAGATTGATGCTATTGCTTTGTCAAAACTGACAGCAAAAGATAATGCCATAACTGGAACATTGAAGGATGTTGGCACGATTGCTGGCAACTACCCTAGTGCATTCCAGAAACAAACCGTGCATAAGCCACTTACTACAATGGAGCATTTCAGCAGATATGGAATGGGCGGTATGACTGGCGGTATTGCTGGTGGTGGGATAGGTCTGGCGATTGGAGGCCCTGCCGGATTGATACCAGGTGCTACGACAGGTATGCTTTTGGGCGGAGCTGTAGAGCGCGGTCTACAGCCATTAGCGATGAAACGCTTAATGAGTGAAAAGTATCAACAGGGAATGAAAGTTCCTTCTTATTACGCTGCACCAGCCCCAGCAGTCAGGGCAATGCCGGATAATAAGTTGCATCCAGATACGGTTATTCCACCAAATGAAACAGGTCTTTCTCTTGCACCACGTGGTTCAAGATTGGCTCCTGTTCAATTTGAGGTTAATCCACCAAGCACAAGAGGATTGATTGATTTTGCTGATGAAGGTGTTGGTAAGAAAAGTAGTCGTGCTACTGAACCATTTAATCAACCAGATTCAATTCCATTCATGTTAAGGCAAGAGTTTTTGCAGCAACCTGAAATTTCTGCCCCGATAAATGCCTTTGTCAAAGAAGCTAATAGACTACGAGGGCTTATAGAAAAGAGTCAGGGATTCTGGAAAGGAAAATATAAAAACGAACTAAATAACCTTGAACAGGAATTTGCTGCTGGTATGAAACAGATGGGGATTAGGAACGCTGGTGAGGCACATGGACTCCGTATACCATTATATGAAGTCCCAAAAGATTACAGGCTTCCGATCAAAAAACAATGAATATAGCACCCGTAATCACAAATCAGCAGAACCAACAATAGGAGCACACTATGAGCGCCATCGACTTCACCGATAATACCACTGTAGTCCCCGCCGCATGGCTTGATGACGTAGACGCAGCTATTTACGAACAAACAGGCGTAGGGAAGACTACGGTAGCCTCTGCCACGACACCTGACATATTCGCAGTAACGACAGGACGGCTTATAGACTACACCGGAACAGCGACTTGTACGGGATTTGTGGCTGCGGTGAGTGCTGGTTCACACAGGACTTTGTATTGCGCTGGCGCTGCGGTATTTACAGCAGATGCTAATTTACTGATAGATGGGGTGGCAAGCGGAAGTAATCTGACTTGTGTAGCGGGTGATATTCTGGATGTGGTAGCCATTACAACTACACAGTGGAAGATAACTGCAAGAACAAGAACTACTCAAGGTTACACTCTTGCCACCGAACAAGCATCAACATCAGGAGCATCAATAGATTTTACCGGCATTCCATCTTGGGCAACTAAAATATATGTGATGTTTAGTGGTGTTTCTACTAATGGAACAAGTGCAGTAATAATTCAGATTGGCGATGCTGGCGGATTTGAAACAACAGGATATTTGTCAGGAGGTAGTACGTTTGCAGGTTCAGTATCCACATCAGGCTATACAACTGGTTTTGGTATAGAAAGTTCTGCTATAACATCGGCTGCTCATACCAGATGTGGTATGGCACTCCTAACATTAGAAAACGCAGCAAGTTTTAGGTGGATACATACAAGCAATATGGCAATGGGAAATGTATCTACTACAACACACGGGGCTGGTGTTAAAGCAACATCGGCCGCATTAACTCAGGTGCGAATCACTACGGTAAACGGAACAGATACTTTTGATGCCGGAGCAATCAATATCGCTTACGAGTAATTAACGTGATGCCCCACCCCAACCCAATGCAGGCCAATGTTGACGAGGTTCAGATATGACCGCAAACCCTTGTTCTCCGCCAACACCTTTAAGATGGATTTTGCCGTTGGCATCTTTCCATCCAGTAACGACTTGCGGAGCGAATACGCGCTCTTGCAAGTTATCGGTTGATGCACAGCCGAACAACGAAGCGATGAACAAATAAACAAGAATGGTTTTCATTTGATTACATCAGTTAAGTTACAGAAACATTATCAACATATTTGATGAAGTGAGCAATCCCTAACATGAACGAACTCGACAACCGCATCCTAGACCAGACCTCATTCTCATGGCTTAACCTATTGGGAATGTCAAAGAATGTACCCGTAGATGTAGGCACAGCTACCGCTGCGGCACATGCGGTGAGGTTAGACCAAACTAATCTGCAAGGTGCGGCTTTTAGTGCTTATTTGCCTACTGCTAACCAATCAGTTACATCTGCGACATGGACTAAAGTTAATCTTAGCGCAGAAGAATTTGATGCTGCTGGAGACTTTGATGCGACGACAAATTATCGGCATACTCCTACGATAGCGGGATATTATTCGTACTCATGGGCGGTGCAGGGAGATGGGGCTGTTATGGTCGCCCTTGGTCATGCGATATATAAAAATGGTACTATATATAAACAAGGAGCTTATGTACAAACAGCCGCAGTAATGGTTTTAAGCGGCAGTGCTTTAGTTTATATGAATGGAACTACTGATTACGTTGAATTATTCGGCTATGTGGCTGGGACTACTCCTGTATTTGTCTTTGGATCAGTTGCCACATATCTAACCGGATGTCTGATAAGACGATAATTTGGTAATTGAAAGGGAGTAAGTAATGGAAGAGACAGTACAAATATCATCCTTCTCAGTAACAATAATCGGGAGTTCCATTACCATTATGCTCTGTATTATAGCTGTGTTTTTAAGCAGGCTACTCAGGCAATTCGATGAACTTAATCAAACCCTAATCAAGATTGACAAGGACTTGTCCAGGGATGTTGGAGTCCTAAAATCAAGACTTCAGGAATTTGACCCGATGTGGGAAAGGTTGCGATCTGCTGAGAATTCAATAGTGGCCATTCAAAGCGGCGGTTGTGACGCTTACCATAGTAAGTTACACGCACAATGAAAATCGTAGTCAAGCGCACCGACTACCTCGAAACCATGACTATCGGGGAATTAAGCATAGATGGTCGTTTCTTTTGTTACAGCCTGGAGGACAAATGCCGTGAGAATCCCAAGACAGACGCGCCATTTGAGGTCGCTTACGAGAAGGTGCAAGGCGAGACTGCTATACCAGTGGGCACGTATGAGGTAATCATAGATATGTCCATGAGGTTTGGTAGGGAGATGCCAAGACTTTTGGATGTGCCTGGATTCCGTGGGATAAGAATTCATGCAGGAAATAACCCTACCCATACCGAAGGCTGTATTCTGGTAGGAATGAGCAAAGTAGGAAAAGGTAAGGATTTATCAGGTATCGGAATGTCAAAGATTGCTTTCAATAAACTGTTTGATAAAATAGAGGCAGCCTATCAACATCACGACAACATCACTCTGGAGGTCGCATGAACGTAAACGCTTGGCTAATCCGTAGTCTCAAGAGCAAGACTATCGTATTCTCGATCATCTTGGCCTCTCTTGGGGCTATACAAGCCTCTCTGGAGCTATTTAACGCTGTCCTGTCACCACAAGCCTACGGGCTTATCACGATGGTCGTAGGGGCTATCGTAGCGGCTCTGAGGGTCATTACGACTATGCCGCTAGATAAGAAATGATACAGTCTAAACTACTGGGCGGTTTGTTCATCATCCTTGCGATACTAGCGAGCTACACCGCGACCTACAAATATGGCCGGCACGTTGAATTTCTCAAACAAGAGAATATCAGGAAAGATGTTGTCATCAAGGCGAATGCCGAGAATGAAGCCGTGAAACTTGAACTACAGGAGGTAAGACAAAATGCCGAAGCTGCTCTTAATATTATTCTTGCTACCCCTGCTCCACGGGTGCGGATCCCCGTCTGCCCGTCTGGTGAAAGTAACGCCACCGATAGAGGCGAAATACCCGCTACCTCCGCCGAACCAACCTACGCTGACCGTCAGAGATTACTTGATGAAGCTGGACGGACTCTTGAATCCATGGCAGCAGAATGGTCAAGAGCGATAGAGGCGTGTCGCGTGGTTATGAATTGGGCTAATCGAAGTCACTGAGTATTGACGCGCCCCTGACGAATAGAATCACAAAGGCAAGCGCAATTAGGTAGGCTATGGCGTAGGTCATAGCTTCCTCCGTTCTTCTGCCATGCGGCGAATAGCATCAGCACAGGCGTTATCTTCTTCATCTCGTATGTCACGTTCATCGGAATCTAATCCTGTGTAATAGCCTGCGCCAGTGTCCGTCTCAGTGGTTCCATATTCAGCAAATCGCTCGTATGAAATCTTGCGACAACAATTAGCTGCGGCTTCCAGCGCCTTCGCATCATGTTCCTTGAGTGCTGATAGGTCTGGGGTGAGGGCGAGTGCCTTCTCCGCATCTCCTGTGTAAAAGCCCCACTCACCTTCTTCTTCGCAGAACTTATTTACTTGATTCTTCAAGTCAAGCAGTGCGGTGTGTTTCTGCTCGATAACCGCCAGTAGCGCAAGCTCGCGTTCGCTGGTGATGAGTGGTCGAGTGAATAGCGGAATAACTTTCGGCGGACGCAGCCAGCCACATTGTTTAACCGAGGCTTCTGCTAACACCTCGTTGATATGTTCATGTGCCCACTCACGGAAAGGAAAAACGCGCTGGTCTAATCTTTCCCCGTTCGGTTCATCATTATACTCAAATAGCCCATATGTGGCAGGCTCCTGCTTATCAATGGCACTTATTTTCGCTTTCAAAGCAGTATTTTCAGCGATCAATTCTTCCATAGTCAGATTGTGCATGTTGAATGTACCTTTCGTTTAGTTTCAAGATAAGCCTGATGCGCTTGTTCTGCTGTTATAAAAGAACCTAAATATCGCGTCTTCCCATTTATTTTAATAGTTGCCGCGTACCTATTCCGGTCTTTCTCATAATGTGCGCCCAATAGACCAGAATATTTATTTTGTGCAGTAGCCTTTATCTGATTCTGTGCATTTTCTGAATAATTTGCATCTCTCAGGTTGGTAAACTTATTATTGCTTTTTATATGATCTCGATGGTCTATGCAGCTTGCGGGCCACACACCATATACATAAAGCCATGCAAGGCGATGAGCATAATAATGTTTACCAGATAAATGAATATGAATATATCCATCTTTTGCTTTATGTCCGGCTACGTCATTAATTTCAATACAGTTGGATATTTTTACGCGCCAAGTGAAAATACCTGTTTCAGGATCGTAGTGGAAAATCTCTTTTAATCTTTCTTGTGTAAGCATGATGTGTCCTAACTAACAGTGAGTGAGTGGTGTCAGCTATCCAGTGAGTTAGCACCTTCAACTTGCGCGGTCTCCACCGACTGACGGTATAATTATACTCCCTTCAGTTTTGACTGCAATTCTTTTATTGTTTCGTTGGCTTGGGCGAGTTGCTCTAGTAAATCTAGTTGATTCTGGTGTTGTTCCCGTAGGCTTGCTTCCAGTTTCCTAACCTGCTCCGACATATCGCCAGCCTTGTCTTGCCAGAACCTTGCGGCAGATTGGAGTCCTTTGATAGTTTCGTTGGCTTGGGCGAGTTGCTTAGTAAACTCCAACTCTCTTCTCCTCATGATGTTAAATTTGCAAGCCTAGCGACCATTTCTGGCCGCATTACCACAGTATTGCCAAACAGGTATGCCATGCCTATTGGCACCGGATTATCTTGATAGCCAAACATATCAAGCAGCCAAGCGTTCATTTCTGCACGGAAAGCATCACTCATTGGAACCGCATCATGCAGTCTTAGCTTTGGTGGCGTGCGAGACTCAATAATATTTAATCCAGCAAAAGAAAATGGTCTAAATGCTTCGTACCCGTCATTCATTTCTTTACCCTCCTAAATTTACCCTTAATCGGCTTACAAATAGGCATATTAGCGATTGCCGCCGCTTGCACCACCCTGACATCTTCGCAAGCACTCATATCATTGTCTCTTGCCTTCACATCAAGCTCGGCAAGACTCAGCGCATACATCACGCAGCCAAGAACCATCCCTGCGAGAATGGAGAACGGTGCCAAGAGTTTTATCAAAGTGAGCATGGTGTATTTATGGGGCCGAAGATACGTTATGCGTCAAGGCTTCTTTCGCCACGCATGACGCATCATACATTGCCATGCTATTTCTACTCGCTGGTAAATTATCGTCGTACATTCCAGCAATATCTGATAAAGCCAGTTTTAACCTATTTATTTCATTCAGTGCTTGTCGAACGCGCAATGCTCCGACATTAAATCCAGCTTCATCAATAGCATTAGCTACATCAGAAAGTTCCATTTCATCTTTTTCTTCTATATAGTAAAGTGACATATCATTCTCCGTTGAAAAAGCCGCCCAACCCGGCGGTCAAGAGGGACTGCCGCAGAAGCGGCCTCGCTGAACTCACATGTTATGCCCCAAACAAACGGATGTACTCCGGGGTCTTTTGGGTGACAAGATTATTCTCCCTAAAATGGCAAATCATCAGACATATCTTCAAACCCTTTTGGTAAAGGCTTTTGTTCATTTGCTATCGGCTTCGTTGCCACTGGCGCATCATGTGGAACATCCGGCCTGCCAGAGTTTGTCCCACCAAGCATCTGGATATTGTCAGCGATAATCTTGGTCGAGTAACGCTCCACGCCTTCCTTGTCCTTGTATTTGTCGGTCTTCATCTTCCCGCTGATATAGATTTGGGAGCCTTTTTTCAGATACTCAGCACAGATTTCAGCCAACTTCCCGAAGGCAGAGATGTTCACCCACTCGGTAGATTCTTGCTTAACTCCAGACTTGTCCTTCCATTGGCTACCAACTGCGATAGAAAAACTGGCAACAGCTTTGCCATCGGTCATGTATCGAACATCAACGTCCTTACCAAGCCTTCCGATAAACGAACACTGGTTGAGGTCACTCATTTCTTTTCTCCTTGTGCTTTCTTGATTGCCGCACGCTCTTTTGAATCCAGTCTTGACCACAAAGCTATCTTCTCGTCTGCATCTGTGACTTCGTGCAACGTGCCTAACGCATCATCCATCTTGTCAGCTTCCATGCAAGCCCTGACGCTATCAACAATTCCCTGCAATTCGCGTTGCTTGGCTTCTGGCATGGTGTCCCAGACGCTTGCGGGGACGGATTTGACTATCTTTGAATCTTGTCCGGTAGTCGCATCCAACACATCATGCTCGACTATTTCCATGGCTGTAACCCACAAATAACGCCTGAGATAGGTCTGTGCTGCGCCGAGATTCTGGATTGGGTGACAACCCTTCAGGTTCGCTTCAGCCATCGGGGAATAGATGCACAGAGATGTCATATCCTCTGTGTCGGTAATTTGCAAACTAGCAAGGTCATCATCATTATTACCATAACTTATCACTCCGCATAGCCCAATCTCTGCGAATATCTTTTGCACGGCAGGAAGGAAGTCTCCCAACTCGAAATATGAATAACCTGCAAACTTGTTGTGTCCGGTCTTTTCAAGTTTGGTATTTTGAAGCCTGATACGGGCTTCCATCAATTTCTTATGCACTGACATTTTCATTCCTTTCATGTGATGCAACAAACTTCTCAAAATCCTGATTGAATGGAATATATTTTTCCAAGTCTTTCTGCATATCTTCCCATTGCTGGCATTCAAACATGTCGTTCCCAGACAGATTCTCACGTTGTTCTTGCTCTGCTGCATATTCAGATGATCGGCTCATTCCATCGCTCCCTTAATCGCCTCAATGGCTGCCGCTTGGTCATCTGGATTAGTATAGGCTAATGCTGGATAATAATAGGTTGAAATTTTCACCTCATTATCCGGCCTTGGTATCGTCACAGTGATGGTCTTTTTGGGTGGATTCCAAGAGTAATCGTCGGCAAAATTCGGGTAATTAGTTACTCCAAAAATTACGCATTCTGCGCCGCTTTTTTTTAAATAAAGCGTATCCCCCTCAAACACAGGCTTGCCCTCTACCTCTGCTATGGATGCGCGGTATATTTCACCCCCACTCCACGATGGAGTGTTTCCGGATACATGAGTCCACTCACCTTCTGGGTTTCTTCCACGGCGATATTGAACAGTAGCCCCATCAGCCCATAATTTAATTACTGCTGCGTGTTTATGTGGTTTCATTTACGCCTCCTCTGGCATACAGGTACAGCATCCCGCAGCGGCTATCCGGCGCAGACACTCTTCATCGTGATTGCAGACCGTCGCAATATTGACTGGCTTTCTGCGTTCTTCTGCAATCTGATGTGAATCCATCCATTCCGCGCGGTCAGCGAAGGCTGGTTCATCGTTATAGATTCTGCGCTCTGTATACACGGTGGCATCCTCGATGATCTTCTGGCTGTTATTGGCGACACGGATCACATCTCCGAAGATGGCTGCGAAGTTGTTGTTGAGTTTGTTTTGCATGTTATCCCCCTTGGTGTGTTTTAGCCGCAAGCAAAATCAATTCACGGTTCTTTTTCCAGAACTCGGCGGCGTGTGAGTCCATTTTTGCAATTTTCTCATCATCAAAATCAATCCACTCCTGCGTAGAGTGGAATTCGCATCCAATCTTGATATGTGCATCGAAAATCATCACAGACCAACGGAGACCGAGGATTTGCAGGATGCCCTTAGTGAGTGTGGCGATGCCATATATCGCCCCGGCCAGATTCGCCCCGTCCAGATTCGCCCCGTCCAGATTCGCCCCGTCCAGATTCGCCCTGACCAGATTCGCCCTGGCCAGATTCGCCCTGACCAGATTCGCCCCGTCCAGATTCGCCCCGTCCAGATACGCCCCGTCCAGATACGCCCCGGCCAGATTCGCCCCGTCCAGATACGCCCCGGCCAGATACACCCCGTCCAGATTCGCCCTGATTCTAACGGCAGCCTCAACTGTCAATTTGATGCTATTATTTTCGCAGTCGTGCGAAAAAATTACTCTTGAATCAAACCGTGATTTTATTTCGATGAGCATGATTCCCCCATAAGTTAAATTTGAGCCAATGATGGTCTGCATTGGCACAGGCTGTGATTCGGGTTTTCAGTTCGGAACTTAGTAATCCGCTATAACACAACGCATGGCCGATGCTGACTGCACGCTGACCTAAGTGCAGTAATGGGCCTGAATACTCACGATGCACAGGCTTTTGGCGGATGGTGCTTAATGGTATTTTGCACAAGGCAAGAGGGGCAGGTTTAGCTCTCCTCACCATCTCATCCATCCGGCAATTCTTACTTCATTTGAATCCGGCAATATGCCTACAACTCAATACTGGCGCGGGTTATGTATCTACTACGATTCCACCCGATCCAGCGTTTCGCTGATACTTCTCAGGTTTTGTTCGATCCGGTGCTGCTACACCTACGCTTTAATACTGTGTCCCAAAGTGTCTCTGGATTGCGTTATTTACCACCAACACTGCACTGATAGGTACTATCCTTGACCAATCCATGTGCCAGCAATAGGACAACAGGAAAGGGCGTTTATTTGTACTTTGACGATAGCTCACTTTGTCACCTCTTTGGCTTTGGCAAGGGCTACGCGAATTGCCGGTAATACAACAGTTCGACCAGTTACGCCAATTTTGTCAATATTGCGGTCAACCAGATATTTTTCTGCCAACTCCAAAGCCGCCACCAGTTCATCATGCGATTGCTTGAGGGCATCCCATCCGTTTACACATTGGACGATACGGGCTGCGGTATCTTCAGCACTATCTCCGTTCTTCCACATGTCAGCGACAGGCAAACCAAACTCACTGCGAATGGTCAAGCAACTTCTATTTTTTTCAACACTCCACTTACCCTTCGTATACATTCTCAATTCCCCCAAGTAATGTTCATTAGCGGTTTACTGCGTTTCCTATCTCGTATTAGGCTACGGACTCTATTATCCATATTCTAAACCCCTTGTCAATACCCCTTGCACATTTATTTGAAATATGCGACAATGCCTCATCAGTTGGAGGTTTTACAATGAAAATGAAGCAAACAATACTTGAAGCAAAGGCGCGTAGGGCTTCGTTATTGGCTCAATTTGACGCGATTGAGCCTAAGTGGGGGGCTATACAAGCTCTAGCGAATCAAAATAATGTAACAAATGCTAGAATATGGCAGTTATTGCGCCAAGCCAAGATTGAGGCGATTAAAGAGTAAGCATCAAGACGCATGAGGATTGCTGTTCTGCATAAACAGTTCCGTGCAGGGAAGCGACTTGACAATGGTCGTTTAGTCCTCAGTCGTGTTGGTGAATGCGTAGGCTGATACGCAGCGCAGCGAGTATAGTGATGACTTCGGAAATTCATTATAGCGACCGAAAAGCCGGAGATCAGCACCGGCCACCAACTTCAAACCACCTCCAGGTCTTTTCCCCTACTGGAGTTTCAAAGGCTATCCAATCTAAACGGGTAGCCTTCTTTCTGTTCATTAGCTTGACGTTTCATAGACTTAGGCGTATAAAGTTCAAATGCGCTGGCCTACATCCCCTCAGAGCGTTCTAAGAAACCGCAGACGAGATGGATGATAGGACGAAGGAACCCCACTTAGATCAGGTGGGGTTTTTTCACATTTAGCTTGCAATTTATAATCACATCGTTTAATATTCTGACATTACCGCCTTGGAAACGGTATGACAAATGAGCGGAGTTGACAGAAAGTGTCAGCCAACCCGCACGATTCTCATTTATCTACGGGTTGACCTAAAGCCGCTTACGTCATAGAAACACCAACTAAGCCGCTTACGTCCCCTCGTACAGCGGCTTTTTTATTGGCCGCTAACCTGATAGTGTTTTGTGAAGGTGTGAGCAGATGAGTAGGATGACGAGGTAACGTCCACGATGAGCAGGAAAACTTTAGGATTGCGCGAACGGCAGGCTAGAAAACGGAGATTCCGTGGTGGTATGTTTTGTATTACATCCACAACTTCAGTTGGTAAGTTCAAAGCTGGTCGCAAACACATGCTTAGGTTGTCGCGCCTGTTTCATCGTCTGACCGTGGCTGAATCTGAAAAACGGGCAAATGGTGCACCGGAGACCAACTGACAGCATCATCGCTTGTGGTAGCGTACAAGCCACCTTCACTAAGCACTATCAGCCCACCTCAGAGCGGGTTAGCAAATGGCCTAACATCGGGCGCACTCAGAACAGATAGCAAGATAGCCCTAACTCACAAGCCGGGGCTGGCAGAAACGATCATCACATGCCGCGAAACAGGTTAAAGCACAATGCCATTAGGAGCCTAGCAGACTTAATCTGCACCTGATAATGAGTGGATGATCCCCCGTAAGGGTTTTGAATGATGGTGAACGCATAGGTACTGACTTGTACTGCTTACATGCCTAGTCCTGCTGTAGTGGTGGGATACTTTGCAAAGCTAGTAGTAACGGATGAGATGAAATGCCGTGAATGTTGGGTATAAGCACCAACCGCCATCAATCAAAGCCTTCATGGAGCCTCGCTAGGGAGGGCTAAGTGCATGGCTTGTGTGCCGAGTATTAAATCTATCGGTAGTACCTTTCAATTATTCCAAGATGCTTTATTCTATTACGCTTGAAGCATGAAACGAGTATGATAAATCTGGTATTGACAGCAGTACCTAGATAAACGATAATGAATCTATACTGACGCGCCTTAAAAGTTAGGTTAGGCAAAAGGATAAAATAGGTTAAAAACAGTCGATAAAAGGATAAGAATGAAAAACTATGATGAGTTAAGCAAGCGTATCGAAGCAATCACCAATAGCTTGGCACACACGCCAACTCGGTTAATTTTTGTTAAATTTTCGGCGGAAATGTTCTCTGAAATTGATCGCTTAAACAGAGAAATAAGACGCTTAACAAATGAACTTGACAAGGTGGGGTTCTAAAATGGCGGACGGATGGGATATTGAAGTTCAATGTGAAAAACAAGAAATTGAAACTCCAGAGATAAAAATAGCATCGCGTATCCGTGCATGGGCAGATGGTGAGCCATGCGCGGTAGAGGACATACGCAATATGGCTGATAAATTGGAGAGATTCGGTGCGGCATTGCGGATGATTGCTGATGTACACTCAAAAGACACATTAAGCATGGAATATGTGACGGACATAGCAAAAGAGGCATTGAAGCATTGGGAGCGGGAATGAAGTATAGCGAATACTTAGCAAGCCGCAGACCAGTTGATAAAGAAAAAGCGCGGCTTGAACAGCATATAAATGATTTGCTAACTCTGTGGCGCGATATGGCGATAGCGTGTGCAGGAGCGGCAAATTGCAATGACAAATCAAGCCCCGGTAAATGGGCTACAAAAACAGTCGAGGACTACCAAGAATTTTGCAACAAAGTAGGGTGGCCTTAAAAAATGATTACACCACAACAACGGTGCATCTAGCCTTGGGGACTTAGATAGATAGGTATTACGGATGATACCTTTGGTATTGACAGCAGTACCTAGATAAACGATAATGGACCTATGAAAAATGTACACTTCTCAAGTGCAACAGATTTACATGCTACTCCTCAAGACTTCTTTGACAAGTTGAACGATGAATTTCATTTCGAGCTTGATGTATGCGCTAACAGCGAAAACACAAAATGTCCGCGATACTTTACGCTGGAAGTTGACGGATTAACTCGATATTGGAAAGGTGTTTGCTGGATGAATCCTCCCTATGGGCGAGAGATTGGCAAGTGGATGAAGAAGGCTGATGAATCTGCACGTCAAGGCGCGACAGTTGTCTGCTTAGTGCCAGCAAGAACAGACACAAAGTGGTGGCATGATTACGCAATGAAGCACGAAATTCGTTTTGTTAAGGGAAGGCTTAAATTCGGCAATGCCAAAAATTCAGCGCCTTTTCCTAGTGCTGTGGTGATAATGCGATGATTACACCCCAACAACTATACCGAGACCGAGACAGATCCATATACGACCATTTCATTCATGGAAAACGTCAGAAATGGTTATCCAAGCACTACGAACTATCTGTAAGCCGTATCAAGGCTATTTGTGGTGAGCAGAGGCGTATTGAACAACAAAGGGGTGAGAGATGATATGTGCAGTATTCGGCCACCGCTACATTGTTGAGCGGGTTCTGAACCACGGATCGCGCAAGGTGGGATGTACTCGATGCGGAAAGCATTGGGCGATGCACGACGGGACGCGCTCTTTTGTGTCGTGGGACGGAGAGTTTGAGGAGTTTTACGCACCATACGGGATATTGGCGAAAGCATCTGGCGATGTGCCGCCAATCTAAGGGGAGTATGTGATGATTGATGAGAAAAATAACCCGGCTGTTAATGCGTCCCTTTTGAGCGGAAAGTTAGAGCGCAAACTAAAAAAAGACCTGCAACAGTTAAGTGATGCCGTGCTGATATACTTGCACCAGTTAGATAACGCGGTTAGCACGGACAAAACAATCCCATTTAGGGCGGGGTCAAACATTGCGAAATTATCAAACTGGCTTGATATGGAAAACGACAAGATACGATATTTCGCTCTTGGCGTTGACCATCGCAAGGACGATAAAACGAAAGCGGTGAAGAAACTCATGCGCTCTACAACAAAGGGGTGAGAGATGATTGAGCTTCGTTATATTGAATGCGTGGTTCCTGCCCCTGAGTATGGTGAGAATATTGGTAAAACCGTTAAGAAGCTGCAATACCGCCTAAAGAATCAACCATTCTTGGATGAAACTGGAGATTTGAAAAACGCTCCACTTGGATGGTCAGAATGGATTGATGTGCCTACCGTGAAGGGGTGAGAAATGAACCAAGAAAACATCCAAGTCGGTGCCGCCCCCCACTATCAGAACTTGAATCAATAAAAGTAAATGAGGAAATACCCGCATGAGTAAGCCATTTGGAGATATGGATGTGGAAAACTTCAAACAAAAAAAACTTCGTGCATCCGAGCAGAGCGATGTGGATGCTGTTAGAGCAAGATTTGAAACTTTTGATGATTGGTTTTTCAAAGAACCATATCGCGCTAAATATCGGTCAGTTTATAACAAATCTGATCCTGTTTATATGTCAGCAAAGGAAGCATGGGACTACCAAGCCGGTATCGCTGCCCATAACGAATGGATAAGCGTTAAGGATAGGTTGCCTGATGCAGAGGAAAGAGTGTATGTAATTATGTCGTGTCGCTGGAATAATGATTGGATGACCTCATCAAAAGCAAGTGCTGAAGAAATTACCCATTGGATGCCCCTCCCACCTAAACCATGACCGAAGACGACCAAGAACGCATAAGTATCATTGCGGAGGGCAATCGCATCTCACAGACTGATGCAGAGATAAAATACGAAGCGATGAACAAATCAAACCCATATGCTGATTTGGAACTTCGGGCAAAGCAAAGGAAGATTGAAAACAGGATGCGTAAGAATTTGAAGCTGGATAACAAATCGAAGGCTAGTGGCGAGTAACGTTTGAATTCAGCGCCGGGCCGCTTTTGCCCGTGCGCTGGAATGATGGGTTGTGCGTCAATACTACGGAGATATGTTTTTAATGATAAAGCACGTTGTTTCTGTTTCGGGAGGAAAAGACAGCACAGCAACGCTCTTGCTCGCAATGGAAAATTGCACTCGTGAAAACATAGAGCCGATTTTCTGCGACACCGGCAATGAGCATGAGGCTGTCTATGAATACCTCGCCTATCTGGAACAGGCTCTGGACATCACCATCACCCGGCTCAAGGCCGACTTCAGCGAACAAATAGCGCGCAAGCGCATGTTCATAGCTAGAGACCAGCGCAAAGGCCGAAAAGATGGTAAGCGGCTGCGCTGGAGCAACAAAGCAAAGCGTCGCGCATTGTCTGTACTGCACCCAACTGGCAATCCGTTCCTTGATCTGTGCTTGTGGAAGGGGCGATTCCCCAGCAGGAAGGCGCAGTTCTGCACCGAAGAACTGAAGCGCAACATGGCTGTTGAATTTCAACTTGATTTGATTGATGCGGGGTATCAAGTGTTGAGTTGGCAGGGCGTGCGCAGGGACGAAAGCGAAAACCGCAAAAACGCTAAAAAAGTTGAACGTATCGGCGGCGGGATTTGGACATTCCGCCCTATTGTTGATTGGACTGCGCTGGATACCTTTGCATTTGCAAAATCGCGTGGCGTCCAATCAAACCCGCTTTATACGCAGGGCATGGGGAGAGTGGGATGTATGCCTTGTATCAACGCGAGAAAGGGCGAGTTGCTACAGATTAGCAAACGATTCCCCGAACATGTGAATCGAATTGCCGAGTGGGAGGCTTTGGTTGCAATGGCAAGCAAGCGTGGAATGTCAACATTTTTTGCAGCACCAAAAATGACCAATAGAGAAGCGTCAAAGCAAACTATTGATACAAAAGTCGAATGGGCAAAAACAACACACGGTGGCAAGCAGTTTGATCTACTGGGCGATCTGCCAGAATCAACAGCTTGCGCATCGGCTTATGGATTATGCGAATGACGCACAACGTGTAGTTGAGGGGCTGCGCTTTATGCAGTCCGCTCGAACGTAGGGTTCGACCCCTACTTTAACCGGAGAATGAAAATGGAAGAATGCAAACATGTATGGGTTTCAAATAGTGGTGCAGGCGGGGAGCCAGTGTTTAGGACACACCCACAACTTGCGGGGATGATTCCTTGCATGCACGTTAAATGCGAACTTTGTAATGATAGAACATGGTTCAGTCAGGCAACGTGGCTTGCACTGAAAAAACAGCAGGGGTCGAACGCAGAAATAACCGGCGGCTGAAAGCCGTCCGGGTTGATTGACGGGTTAGCCAGCACCCCAACCGCTGGCGACAACTACAAGGAATGGACATGGACATCAAGACACTCGAAGCACTCGGCATCAGCCCGGAAACCCTTGGCGACCGGATCGTGGATCAGGCGGTCGAAGTGCTGCTGAGTACCAGCGGATTCGACCCGGATACCGAAGAAGAGACACGCTACGAATCGCGGTTTAAGAAGGCAATCGAGGTTCGCATTCAGAAGGCGGTCGATGAAAAGATTGCTGCGCTGGCTGCGGTGCATTTGGTCCCGAGGGTTGGCGAAATGATCGAGAAGGCCGACATGCGGCAGACGAACCGTTACGGCGAACCGAATACGCCGCCAATGACGTTCAAGGAATACATTGCAGCCCGTGCCGAATCCTACATGAGCGAAGACGTGGATTCGAATGGCAAGAATAAATCTGAGAACGGCGATTCGTACAACTTTCGCAGCGCAGGGCCGCGACTGACCGTGCTGATGAAAATGTACATCAAAGACTCGATGGAGTCAGCGGCAAAGGCGGCGGTCAATGACATCAACAAGGTGATCGCCAAGAACATCGAGAAGGCAGCGAAAGACGCCATTGTTTCGGTGGCCGGATCGCTCAAGGTGGCTGTTTCGGCCTAGTGATGGCTAACGTAATTTAGACACCACCAAGGTGCCCATTCCACTATAGGACTATGTTTTACACCATGAGCGACTCCCGCCACTTCATATTGAGCCATGATACAGCCAGACGCACGGCTGCCGCATGTTGTATGCTGCCAGAATACGCTGGATATAGCGTAAAGATTGAGCCGCCCACAAGGAACCTGGAGCAGAATGCAAAACTATGGGCAATGCTTGGTGAGATTAGCGCACAGGTTGACTGGTACGGGCAGAAGCTAACCGATGAAAACTGGAAAGACATATTTACTGCGTCATTGAAAAAAGAAAAGATTGTGCCGGGCTTGGATGGTGGCTTCGTGGTGTTGGGACAGCGCACATCAAAAATGAGCAAAAAAGACTTTAGCGAATTGCTGGAATTAGCTTTGGCTTTCGCAACACAAAAAAGAGTTAAATTGCATGACCAAGGCTAATACCTGCTCCACCTGCTCAAAGCGTTGGGTATCTAATGGCCTATGGTATTGTAGGAAGCGTGAAACTAAGCCTTATCCGGTTCTTGGCACAGATAAAGAAATACGGATGATAAAGGCGTGTAGGGACTATAAGAAATGAAGCTAAAAGTTAAGATATGAACCATAAAGAAAAGCAAATGTTATTTAAGGCGCAAATAGAGCGTGACACGATGATTGAGGAATACGATCATTTAATGGATAAACTTGAGCGTATAAAACAATGGTGTGCCGCTTATCCTTTAGAAGTTTTCCCTGAACCTGATTTCAAAAAAGCCGCAAAGGTATTAAAGGAAAATGGGATGACGATAGATGCTATAAGTGCCAGTAATATGCGCCATGTGCTAACTGGTATCCAAGATATTATAAATAAATGAAGCCAAAGGCTAAGAAATGCGCTGTATGTAAAATCAGCTTTACCCCGACCAAGCCACTACAGCAAGTTTGTGATTTTGGATGTGCAATCGAGTTATCTTTACAAAAGAGGGTCAAGCTAGACGCTCAAAAGGCTAAACAAGAGCGTCAGGAACGCCGCCAAGCGATTATTAAGGCTCGTCCCTTGTCTTGGTATAGGAAGCAAGCTGAAATCGCCATAAATCGCTATGTCAGGCTTCGGGATATTAAGGATGGATGTATATCTTGTGATAAACCTGCAAATTGGGGAGGTCAATGGCACGCTTCCCATTTTAGATCGGTTGGCGCATCATCAGCTACAAGGTTTAATCTGTGGAATATCCACAAGGCTTGCTCAATATGTAATAACTGGAAGTCTGGGAACCTAGCGGAATATGAGCCTAGACTGAGGGCTAAGATTGGGGATGAAAAGGTGGATTGGCTTAAATCGCAGAATCAAATCGTTCGGTATTCACAAGAATATCTGATAAGAATAAAACAGATATTTACCAAGAAGGCTAAACTAAAAGCTAAATTAGCACATTAAAGGGATAAACTATGCTATCAATACACATTCCAGATGAACAAAAGGACATTTTACTTGCCCATAAACCAGAGATCAGGCCGCGCTTCTGGTGTATGCACTGTCTAAAGGATCGGGCAGCTACCGACAGACGGTTCAAAGTCGTGATGATACGTGCAACCCCACACCGCCAAGTTCGCTGTAAATTCTGCACCTGAAACCATGTAAGACGGTCTAATAGATGCTCAGGGGCTTTTCATGACAGCCCGAATAATCTATTCATGCTGGCAGGCACAATTT